ATGTGTACTGGTTATCTGCTAGGGCGATCCCCGAAATCCCTATTTAGGGATGTGTCAGCTGATACACAACGAAACTCAACCTCACTACTGTACGGAATCTAAAGTAGTGTTGCATAAATGATTCGCTGAAACTATGAAAGTCTTTGCATCCGATTTTGGAAAATTGGATACATGTTCCTGTTTTACGTGTAGATGGAACATGATTAGTAACACGACAAAAGAACCTGAATTTGCAGAACAATCGTCAGAAACTGGAGCTGATCCTTTCAAGAATGTTACTGACTCATCTAATACTGAAGAGAGTCAACAAGTTTCTTTTTCTGATTCTGTCTTGGGAGAGACCTTTGACATGGGGAAATCACAAAACCCCGTGGCTTTGGTTGATGGGACACCTGACATTACGTTAGGACAGTTTCTCTCCCGACCCACACTCATTGCTTCCACTGTTTGGAATCAAACTGATGCAGTAGGATTAAAAGTTTCCTATGATCCGTGGAATCTGTTTATTTCAAATACACACATCAAGAAGCGTGTTGATAATTTTGCGTTTATTTGCGGCCGATTGCATGTAAAAGTGCTTTTGAATTCAACACCGTTTTGGTATGGTTTAGGAATGTTGTCATACTGTCCATTACAAAAGATAGTTACAGGCAATAATCCCAATCGTGCCGCAACAACCACTGATGCGTATTTAGTGGCTGCTTCTCAGATGCCAAATATCAAATTGGTACCGGCGAAATCAGCTGGGGGAGAGATGGCTTTGCCGTTTTTCTATCACAAGAATTGGTTGCCTATGACGGCAAGTGATCTTACCAATATGGGTACTCTGAATTTGAGCGTTGTATCTCCACTTCTGTCTGCCAATGGTTCTGCTGCTATTAACGTAACAGTACAGATATTGGCTTGGATGGAAGATGTTGAACTTATGGGACCTACAGTCACACTTGCTGCCCAAGGTAAGGATGAATACGGAGATGGTCCGATATCAGCTCCTGCCTCTGCGGTTGCTGCATTTGCGAGAACCATCAAGGTACCGATTATCAAAAAATTTGCGAGAGCTACAGAAATAGGAGCACAAGCAGTTTCCAATATAGCTAGACTTTTTGGTTATTCTAATGTTCCAGTTATTGATGAGGTACATGGTTTTATGCCCTCTGTTTTGCCCCATTTGGCATCTTCTGGTATTGGTACACTTGTGCAGAAATTGACACTCGATCCAAAATGTGAATTGTCTATTGATCCTTCTTTACATGGAGTACCTTCTGAAGATCCGTTGGATTTATCAGCTATCTGTGCAAAAGAGTCTTATGTAGGACAAATCACTTGGGCTACAACTGATGCAACTGACGCGCAACTGCTTGTGGCACGCGTTCAACCTGTGTTGAGCAATGTTGCTGCTGTTACAGGTGCTACCCGTTTAGCAACTACCCCTATGGGCTATGTCTCTCAATTCTTTCAATTTTGGAGAGGAACGATTATTTTCCGCTTCAAGGTTGTTTGTTCACAATATCATAAAGGACGAATTCGCATCTCATACGATCCTATCGGGCGTATTGATACTAATGCTGATTCATACAACCTTACATATACGAAAATATATGATATTGGTGAGGACAATGATATTGAAATAGAGGTGCCATATCATCAGGCTACTGCGTGGTTGGAAGCGCGAACAATGACATCTGCAAACTGGACGACATCAGGAGCTTTGGCCCCTAGTCTCCTGAATGACAATGGATTGATCAATATTCGTGTTGCTACAATTCTGACGGCTCCTGTATCCACTGCATCTGTACGTATTTTGATGTATGTACGTGGTGGAAAAGATTTCGAATATTCTACTCCTTTATCAGATTCTGATGGTGGTGGTAACCTTATTTCACTCTTTGCTGCTCAAGGTTTA